TGGCGAGGAGTACCCTCCAAGGTTGACCAACTGGGTTTGTCCAACGTGCGGTATCGATTACGGCATCAAGGTCTACGATTTGAAATGGGAGGACGATGACAACAACTAACGATGCGATGTTTGAGGCTCTTTCTGTTGCATACCCAGATTCAGGTCAGACTCTCGGTGACTTGTTGTACGCTTTTTGGTCTGAAAAGGGTCTTGAGTATCGTGGGACTTTGGAGTATCAGTTTTATGTTGACGAGGGTGCTACGGGCACAACCTTGGGCGACTTGGCCAATAGTTACTTTGTGGACATCTTTCCAATTCAGTTTGACATTGAAAACTTTGATTACGATGACTTTGACGAGTGGTTAGAACTACAGGTATTTAACCGTTACGATACGGTTGAGCAAGATATATTTAGTATTTAGGTAACGACTTAGGAGAACATATATGGCAACTTTTAGCAAATCAATCCTCAGCGGTTCAACCGATGGCAAGCAAATCAAGGTCGCTGCAACAGCGACTGCAGGTACGCTCATCCACACTGGTTCAACCACACCTGCAACCCTTCATGAAGTTTGGATTTACGCTGTAAACTCTGACACAACTGACAGGAAGTTGACAATTGAGTGGGGTGGCGTTGCTTCTCCAGATGACCTTATTGAATACACGGTAAAAGCAGAAAACGGTTTATACCTAATTATCCCAGGTCTTATCTTGAAGGGTAACGCTACAGCATTAGTTGTTCGTGCATTCGCTGCTACCGCTAACGTTATTTCCATCAGCGGGTACGTCAACGTAATTGCATAAGGGGTACTAAGTGCCTACTTTTTCTCGGAACACTAGTGGTGGTACATCGATTAGCGGTGGTGCTTTGGCACCACGCAGTCGCCGTGGAAACACCTTGCAGGCTGATGGCTATTGGCGTGGCGGTGGTGCATTACCTATTGTTTTCCAATATTTAGTTATTGGTGGCGGCAACGGAGGCAGCGATAGTGGCGGCGGTAACGCTGGTGGTTACCGAACCAATGTTACTGGTGCAACAAACGGATATGGTGCTTCCTTAGAAGCACCTTTGGAACTTGGTGCAGGAACATACACTGTGATTGTTGGTGCTGGAGGCGGTGCTGCAAACGGTGCTGGTGGAACAAGCACATTTGCAACCATCACTACTGCTGCATCGGGTGGTCTTGGCGGTACTGGTGCTGGTGGTGCGGGAAACGGTGGTGCTGGATTAAGTAACGATATTACTGGTACAGCAGTCATGCGTGGTGGCGGTGGTTCAGCAGGTGGAGACTACACTAACGGTAACGCAGGTATTGACGGCGGTGGTGGTGGTGCCATCTATATCAACGACTATTATGGTTACGGTTATGCAAGAAGTACTCCAGCAGCAAACAAAGGCGGCGGTGGCGGTGGTGGATACTTCGGCAACTATGGTCAGGCTGGTGGTTCTGGCGTTGTTATTGTTCGTTATTTAACGGCTGCTGCCTCTAGTGCTGGATATACAATTACTGGTGGAACAAAAACTGTTGGACCAAGTGGTGCCACAACATACACTGTTCACGAGTTTACAAGCACAGGTACTACTAGTTTGGTGGTTGCGTAATGGCTCATTTTGCTCAAATAGATGAAAACAATATTGTTGTTCAAGTTATTGTGGTTGCTGATGAACACGAAACAAATGGTTCGGAATGGTGTCATAACCTGTTGGGTGGAACTTGGATTCAAACGAGTTACAACAACAACATTCGCAAGAATTATGCAGCAATAGGTTGCGCATACGACCCTGTTCGTGATGAGTTTGTTACATCACAACCACACGCATCATGGTCACTGGACAGTAACAACGATTGGCAAGCACCAACACCTAAACCTGAAGGTGATTATCGCTGGGATGAAAGCACATTGTCTTGGGTAGAGTTTCCTCCACCTCCTCCCGTTGGCTGATATTCCTACCCAGCGTTGTCCTCGCCTTATTTAGCACAGTCTCTAATGCTGAAGCAGATGTTCTAGGTAACTGGACCTACAGCCAATCTGCAGCCTGTGGAGGCTCAGTTGAAGTTGTGGACAATGTTATTACGCTGCATGGCCCAGACCAGAACGGCTGCTCTGGCGCAGCACATTGGGTAAAGATTGAAACAACCATCCCTGCTGATGTAAACACGGTTGACTTTAGTTGGTCGTATCAAACAACTGATGGCTGGGTCTACGACCCGCCACAATACGGAATCAACGGCGTTTACACGTTGATTACACAACAAAACAATGCATCAGGAACTAAGTCTGTGTCTGTAAATGAGGGTGACGTTTTTTCATTCCGTCAATACTCAATAGATACTTGTTGTGCTCCTGGTCATCTTTCGATTGGTAATCTTTCAATATGGGAATTTACAACAACATCCACAACGTCGACAACGACCAGTACTACTACTGTTCCGACAACGACTGTGCCTGTCACGGACCCAGTTACCACGACGCTTCCAGAAACTACGACTTCTTCCGCACCGACCAGCACATCGCTAGCACCAGAGCCGACCATGCCAGAACAATCAACAACGTCGACATCTACGACCACCTCGACGGTGCCTGAAACCACAACCACCACAGAATACGTATCCCCACCAGTAGCGCAACCACCTGTAGTGGTTGAGCCTGAACCCATAGAAGAGCCAACCACAGAAGATACGGAACCCATCCAAGAGCCTGAAGAAGTAGTTGAAGAAACAATCCCATTGGAACCTCCAGACACAGACCCTACTATTGAAACGGAAGATACCCTACCGTTTGTCGATGAACTGGTGGAGGATACTACCCCTGTGCTACCAGATGAGACTGTTCCCAAAGAGGTGTTACCTGATGAGGTAACAGAGGAAACCCCAGTTGAGGAACTTAACGATGAGGAGTTGTTGACCGCCATTGAGTCAATTGAGGAAGGCATGGAAGTTAGCGAAGAACTGGCTGTGGCTGTAGCCCAAAGCGCAGAGGTTGTGGCATCTCTTTCCCCAGAAGAGGCTACTGCTGTGTTCGAAGCCATCGAGGTGGACAATCTGTCAACAGAAGAGGCACAAGCCATTGTAGAGGCTGTGCAGGATGCACCAGCCGAGGTTCGTGAAGCCTTTGAGGAGGAAATTAACATCTTTAGCCCTGGCTTTGATAACTACGTTCCACTGGGTAGCAACATCCCCGTAAGCACCCGTAGAACCCTTATTGCTGTTGCTGCTGGCGCAGCCATTGCTGCTGCAGGCACTCGCAGACCGTAACGAATACACCTAATGGTGTGAAGAAGATTCTTTCTGAAATCCATGCATTAACTTGGACACTAGCCGGCACTGGAATGGTGCTTATTACGCTGTCTGGTCAAACTAAGACATTGGGTTGGGGGATTACCTTTATCGCAATACTCATACACCTACTGGGTGTTTACTTCAAGGAGAATGATGAATAAGGCAAAAGATATTGCTGGCCGTATTGTTGCGCTGTTTTTGACTAACGCCCTCGGCGTTGTCACTGGTGCTGCTGTTATTGCCCCCGACTTGGAAGTCTGGAAGTCAGCGTTGATTGCTGGTGCAGTCTCAATTTTCAAGGTTGCTGAAGGTCTTGCCAAGGCAAGCATCGACGGTGTATTGACCAAGGATGAAATTGATGCAGCCTTTGGTGCAAGCCCAAAGAAGATTGCAGCCAAGAAGGCAGCCCCTAAGAAAATCTAATGGAACTTACCGACCTTCTCAACGAGAAGGAGTGGCGTAAGTGCAAAGGTGCAGAAGGTGCAACCACCGAGGAATTGGTGGCTGCATTTTCGCATTTCTGTTCTACCTATTGGACTATCCGCCATCCTGAGCGTGGGCGTATCAAGTTTGCTTTGCGTGAAGCGCAAGAGGAAACCGTTCGTGTGTGGATTGACGCACGATATAGCATTGTGCTCAAAGCCCGTCAGATTGGATTCTCGACTCTTGCTTCTGCGTTCACATTCTGGGAGACATTCTTCTGGCCTGACCGCTTTACGGTAATGCTCTCACGCACGGAGCGTGAAGCATCCAAGTTGCTACAAAAGACCAAGTATGGCTACAAGATGTTGCCACCTTGGATGAGAGTCCGTGGTCCAGACCTGCTGTCTGACAACCAACTAAAGATGGTGTTTGCAAACGACTCCTCTTTGGAGTCTTTGCCATCAGGCAACGACCCTGCTCGTGGTGAAGCGGTATACCGTGTAGTAATCGACGAAATGGCGTTCTTGCCCAACCCTGATGAAGCATGGGCATCTATTGAACCAATTGCCGACGTTGGTGGTCGTGTTATCTGTCTAAGCACAGCCAATGGTGAGGGCAACATATTCCATACGCTATGGGTTGGCTCACAAAACAAAACCAACCGATTCGAAGGAGTATTCTTTCCTTGGTCTGCTGGAGACCGTGACGAAGCATGGTACGAAGCCAAGAAGCGTGACCTCCCAGACTGGCAGTTGGCGCAAGAGTACCCATCAGACCCAGAGGAAGCCTTTATCCGCTCTGGCCGTCCTGTGTTCGACTTGGAGGCAATCCGTGCGATTGAACCGATTGACCCAGACCGTGGATACTTAAAGAAGGGCTACGGAAAGAATGTTTACAACTTCATTCAAGATGGTGGTGCTTTAGCAGTTTGGGACTTCCCAAACCTGCACGAGAACTATGTCATTGGTGCTGACGTTGCAGAAGGTCTTGGTCATGGTGACTACAGTTCAGCCCATGTGATTTCTGCAGACACAGGAATGATGGTTGCCCACTGGCATGGACACGTTGACCCAGACCTGTTTGGCGAAGAGATTCTGTCTGCTTTGGGTTATTATTACAACCACGCTTTGATTGGCGTGGAGTCCAACAACCACGGTCTAACCACCATCAAGGGTCTGCAAAGGATTGGTTATCGCAATACCTACCGCCAACGCAAGATGAACGCCAGGAATCCTGTGGCTAGTGAGACAATGGGTTGGAGAACAACTTCGGTATCCAAACCATTGGCAATTGACGAACTGAATGCAGCAATCCGTGATGAGGGTATTTCTATTTACGATGCTCTGACTATGGCTGAGTTACGCACATTTGTGCGTGAATCAAATGGCAAGATGCATGGCTCTCCACACGACGACAGGGTGATGTCGTTGGCAATCACAAATCAGATGCTAAAGTATGTTTGGCTTCCTGAATACCGTTTTGACCCAGCACCTCCAAGGAATACCTTGGGGTGGTGGGAACAATTCATTATCAAGGAAAAAAAACCAAAAAAGACACCAATCGGTGCTTTTAATACAAGAGAGTAACGAATCAACCTTATATCTATGAAGAACTTTCGCTGTCTAGAGTGTTTAACCGAGTTTGAGGCTGATGAACTGCCTCGCCGTGGCTCATATTGTTTCAAATGCCATATTCGTACAATCAATCTTGGATTTACATATGGTCAAGAAGATTTCCACGGACCAACAGTCCGTGAACGTGCCAAAGAACAAGAGCGTCTAGCGGCTGAAGCCGGCATTAAAGCCGAACCTGTCGGAAGCAGGTGGGTGTGACATGGATGCAGTCTGGGTTCCTATCGTCGTGGCGGTCATCACAGGACCAGTCGTGGTGGTACTACAAAAACTCAGAAGGGAAAATACGCAGCAACATGAGGAGGGCAGGGACTTGCTCAAACTTGTGGGAATTAAAGTCGACAAAATTGGAAGCAAACTTGACCAACACATCGGCTGGCACCAAGGAAAGAAAGAGGAATAATGGCTAGGACATCTAATTCCGAATATATTAAGCGTTATCGAGACAGGATTGAACAGTCACGCCGTTGGAGGCGTGAAGAGCGATACGACGATTTGTGGTCACGAATGATTGACATGTATCGTGGCAAACATTACAAAGCAAGCACAGAAGAAGACCAGTTGCTGGTCAATGTGGCTTTTGCAACCATCAACGTAATTGCTCCTGGAGTTTCTGTTAACTATCCAAAGATTACTGTTAATGCACGGAAGTATGAAGATGCTCCACGTGCTGTTGTGACAGAAGCGGTTGTCAACTACTGGTGGAGACACTACGAGTGTCAAAAAGAATTTCGCCGTGCCGTCAAAGACATGCTTATCTGTGGACATGGATGGTTAAAGACTGGTTATCGTTTTGTTGAAAAAGAAAACGATTATTACGAGAACTCAGATGAGTTGGCGTCTGCTGCACCAGAATCAGTCACAGAAAGCGAATTGGTCATTACTGAAGACCGACCATTTGTTGAGCGTATTTCAATGTTCGATGTGTTTGTTGACCCAGATGCAACTTCAATGTCTGACATAAAATGGATTGCTCAAAGAGTACGTAGGTCTCTCAAAGATGTAAAGAAAGACAAGCGTTACAACTCAACAGCAAGAAATGAAGCAGCACCATCACACTATTCCAAGTGGGGAATTGATGACTTCCGTGGCAATCTTCGTCCTCGTCGAAACGAGGGCGATGATGATGCCTATGTAGAGATTTGGGAGTACTACGACATTGACAGAAACATGATGTCGGTGTTCTGTGATGGAAGCGACAAGTTCTTGGTTGCACCAATCAAGATTCCTTTTGCATTCGGACATCCTTTTGTAATGCTCCGCAACTACGACGTTCCTGACTATTTCTACACCATGGGTGAACTTGAAGCAATTGAACCATTGCAGATGGAACTTAACCAAACTCGTACACAAATGATGAACCATCGCAAGAGGTTCTCACGCAAGTGGCTGTACAAAGAATCTTCGTTTGACGCCGATGGTCGTTCTGCTTTGGAGTCTGACGAGGACAACGTTTTGGTTCCTGTTATTTCCGAAGACTCATTGAACAACGTTGTTGTTCCAATGCCAGCGGTAATTAGCCCACCAGAGTTCTACAACCAATCAAACCTTATCTCTTCTGACATTGACCGTGTATCTGGTGTATCTGAATACCAGCGTGGTGCAATGCCAGAAATTCGTCGCACAGCGACTGAGGCTGGAATCATTCAAGATGCCGCCAACGCTCGCTCTGCTGACAAATTGGCAATCATCGAACGTGCTATTGGAGATTGTGCTCGCAGACTCGTAATGCTTGCACAACAGTTTATGACTGGTGAGCAAGCAATTAGAATTATTGGTTCAGAGTCAAAGCAAAGTTGGGTGAACTTTGACAGCGATTACCTTCAGGGTGAGTTCGACTTTGAGGTTGAGGGTGGTTCAACCCAGCCAGTTAACGAATCGTTCCGTCGTCAAATGGCAATGCAGGTTGTTGATGCAATGGCACCGTTTGCCAGTGCCGGTATTGTTGACATGCCAAAACTAGCCAACTATGTGCTTCAGTACGGTTTCGGCATCAAGAATGCTGCCTCGTTTGTTATGCAGCCAGAGTTGCCACCAGAACCAATTACACCCCAGGGAGTTCCTGAACCAATGGAGGGAATGCCTCCACAAGGAATGCCAGAAGGCATGCCAGGCGGCATGCCACCAGAAATGGGTGGTGGTTTACCACCAGAATTGGCACAATTGCCACCTGAAGTATTAGCCCAATTAATGCAACAATTGCAGGGTGGCGGAATGCCACCTCAGGGGATGTAACGATAAAAACATACTAGTAGAGCAACCTTGGAGGACTCGAACGAATGAGCGATATAAATAGCAATGAAGTCAGTACGGAAGCAACCCCAGAGTTAGAAAGCAATGGACAAGTTGAAGAAGTTTTAGATGTAGTTGAAAACCTCACTGAGGAGCAAATTGATTTGCTTCCCGTTGATGAGTACGGAGACAAATATGTTTCTGTGTCCGTCGGTGGAGAAGACATCAGAGTGCCTCTCAAAGAGGCGCTTTCTGGATACCAGCGTCAAGCGGACTATACCCGCAAGACACAGGAACTTGGAGAGCAACGGCGACAAGTGCAATTTGGTGCCGCTTTGCAAGAAGCCTTGCAAAACGACCCACAGGG